TATTTTCCTCCCGTCATTTTATCAGGAGTTCCATCAGATAATTGATTCAATGATTTACTATCTATCTCCACAGTGTCTCCTACATGAAGTGATAAATCTAAACCAATTTCAATCTCACATGATAAAAAAGAGAATTGATTATATCTTCTAATTGCTTGATTTAGAATTTTTTCCGATTCAAAAATTTCTTTATCACTAAGTTCCAATTGTTCATCGACTTCACCAGTGGGTAAAGTGCCAGTATCTTTTAAAACATATGTCGTTCTTGTTGGAACTTCGGTAAATTTTTCATTTAATTTTGGTAAATTTTTTGCAGCTAATGTGATTCCTTTTTTTGTATCATCTGCCTTCTGAATTATTTCATCAAACTTACAATTAAAAGGATCAAACACAATTAATTTTGTGTGATATGCACCCATTCTTAATTTTTTATTTGCAGTCAAATCATTATTTGGAAAAAATTTAGTTATTTTTTTCTCATTATTTTGTGTCTCACTTGTTTCATTATAAATGAATTTAGCTTTGGCATCTTGGGAAAATAAAGAATCAATTGATTTAAAATTAAATTTCAATCCCTTTGAATCAGATGTTTGATAACAAACATATCCAGCTGTATCACCAAACTTTCCATCTTTATTTGAAAATGATTTCTTTGCTAACCATTTTAAAATATATAAAGGTTTTTGACGATTGCCAATAAAATTATAATTATTTGATGTCTCTTGAATATTCTCATCTTTAACTGAAGACTTTAAATTTTCTTTAAGAATTTTTTTTACATGTTGATCTATTCTTCCATCATATCTAATCTTCACAAGTGAACTCTCTAATTCGTTGCGAATAAATTCTTGTGGTACAAGAGTTAACACTGCGTCTTGAGTCCTAGTATTTGTTATAAGAGGTTTTACTTGATTGACATTAAGATTTAATTTTAAAGATCTACCAGTGTCTTTGCCATTTTCAGGTTTGGATTTTTTTAAATCCTCTAACACTATTTCAACGTCTTCAGTTCCAACGATATTTAAACCCTCGATTAATGATTTGCCGTTAAATTTTCCACCTGTATCTTTATAAGTAAATGTTGCCTCAACTGTATCTCTGAATAAGTGTTCTTTATATGCAAATATAGTGGGATTTGCATCTAATAAATTCTTTGATTTTTTCTCATTATTAGGGGTGATTTCTGCTTTTTTTATATTAACTAAAACTGACTCAGTTTCTTGATTAAATCTCTTCATTTTAACCTCTTGCGTAATGGTATGAAGAAACTAAGTCTTCTCTCACCTCACCAGTTGCCATATCAATAACAGGTGGGACTTCTTTTCTTGGCATGGGAATTGGAATTGGAATAAAATGTGCCATCGCAGTCTGTGTTCCTTCATAAGAAGCAAAGTTTCTTAGTACTTCAAGTGATTCAAATCCTTTTGCTCTATTTAAGTCCTCAAAGAATCCGGGTGCATTTTGTCTGACAGCCAAAGTGGTATCTTGATCAAAAACTTGTTCGTTATGATGAACGAGACCAGCGATTCTATTTGAATCACCTTTACCAGTAAATCCACCCTTGCCAAAAGTAATCAGACCAGATTTTATTGCTTGCTGTTTAATTGTTGATTTGGATGTGGTTTTACCAATACTTTCACCAGTATCCTGTTTGGAAACAGATGCTTGTTTTCCTTTAACCATATCATATACAAAACCACCTAAGATATCACCACCAATACCACCTATAATAGATCCTATAATTGGGCCACCAAAAGGAATGAGTGGAGGGAAACTACCAATCAAAGCACCAACAAATCCACCTAGTATTCCACCAACTGCTTTATATCCTGCTCTCTCTGGTATCTCACCAAACAAATATATATCAAGTAATAATCCAACTAGATCACCAAGAAAAGGAATGAGTCCTATGGTTTCACCTACTGCTCTCTTGAGCATTTTCTCTGCACCTTCTTGTAAACCTTTCAATGGGCCACTCATAATAACTTTAGAAAGTCTACTTGTTTGACGAGTTGCAAAGTCAACCATGGTTTGGTCAATACCTTTTGCAAATTCACCAAATTGAAATAAAGCACTTCTTCCCCTTTCAAACAAAGATGGATAAATTAAATCAGGCATGGTGGTCGGAAAGAACGAACGTGCTGCAGCACCAATATTTCGATTTATTGGTTTTTCAGCGAAGTTTTTTATAGTTTCTTCCGCTGTCTTCTTTGTTATCTTCCTACCTTTATTAAATCCTTCAAAAAATTCTTCATTAATAATATTTTTTTGTGTTTTATCAAAAATTTTCTTAGCTGCACTTAATTCTTTTGGAGACATTGTTTGAGCAGCTGTGTTTTTAATTAATTTCAACACGTCTTCTCCATACTGACCAATCTCAAGCATTTGTTTGTTATATCTATAATCAAATATGTCACTTAATTCAAAAAATTCATCAAAATCAATAACATTTTTTAACTTTGCTTGAGCTAACATATTTTTTCCCTCTGTATAAATTCTATTCAATTCAATAGCCATTCTCGTTGGACTTTTCATTTTATTTTTTTCTAAAAAATCGAAAATTGGAAACTCTGGCATGACAAATTTACTAAATTCTTTTTGAAATGCTTCATCTAATTTAATTTGCTCTAAGGTTTTAGTCGGTTTTCTCCTTCTCGCAAAAAATCTACCATCTTCAGGATTAATTTTTCTTCCTTTTGGATTAACTCTAAAACGACGATCTTTAATCGGTACACTAATAGTCTCAACAGGTTTCTGAAGATTTCTAAGATCAAATATTTGTTCTATTACATTTGCAGCTGCCTTCGCTGGTTTAAGTAAAAATTTATCATCAATTGGAATTTGGTTTCCTGTTGTTACTGGAAGTTTTTTAAATTTTTTTAAAAAGTTTTGTACAAGTTTTATATCTGGAAGACTTGAAAGTGTCTGCATCGCGCCCGCAAAAAGTAGTGCGTTTACAAATGTATTCAAAGCAAATTCAAATTTATTAAATTTAGATGTTATAGTTGTTTCATCTAAACCTTTTAAAGTCGATCCTTTAAAATTAAAAGCATCTGATATTTTATCCACTGCCATCGTACCAACCTTCAAGAAAGATGATAGAGCCTTAAAGGTGGCAGTTGCCATATTTTTTATTGGATCTACAATCCTTTTTAAAAAGTTAAGTAATCTTAATAATTGGGGTAGAAATATACCAGACAATCCAAGAATAGATTTTATAAGTCCACTTAAAAAATTACTACCTTGTTTATCAGAGGTGTCAGTTTGAACACTGGTTGATTGTAAACTCTCTAAGTTATCTTCCCTTTGTCTCCTCATTCGATTCTGTTCTTGCTGTTTTAATATCCCCTGCCTCACTTTTACAAGCACAAGTCTTTCCTTCAAAAGACTATCAATTTTAATAAGATTCCTTTTAATGGTAACAACATTTCTGCCTGTTACCATACGATCTCGACTTAGTAATTTATTATTATCAATCATCTACCAATACCATAAGTTGCTAATACATTCTCATCTGCAGATGGTAGATTAATAGAAAACGTATCATTAATAAATGTTTCCGAGTCATTACCCTGAGATAATTGTGTAAAGGCTTCACCTAAATTAGGTGGAGGTGGAGTGCTATTACTTCTCATAACTGGAGTGCCCGGTATGTTTCTTTGTTGAGCACCTGTCAATGTTCCATCAGCAAGTGGTTGTGGGAAAGCAAGATCCATTAGTAAATCAATAAGAGGTAGTCTTTTAAGCAATCCCTTCCCAAGTCCAAGCATACTTCGAGTCGATTGTTGCATTGTTTTTACACCGAAAGTTCTTGCGTATGCACTCCTGCTCATTTTAATTTGATCTTGTCCTAATAAAGATTTGCTTCCAAACTTCTGAATATATCTATTTGGTAAACTACCCATGTCAAGTGTTCCTGCTGGATTTGTAACACCACCAGTTCCGGGTAGTCCTTTTAGTAGAGATGGATTTGTATATGTGTTTGCAGTTGATATGTTTCTTGTTGCAAAACCTGGCCCTTTTCCAAACATTTTTGGCCCTTGATATGGTCTCCCACTAAACACAGGAGTTCTTACTCTTCCAGCAGCACCTGAACTAATTTTACTCTGTCCAAATTGATTTAAAGAACCTCGATTTAACCTCCTTCTAAAAAAATTACCTATTTGATTATTAGGAATAACTGTTCCACTTTTTTGAGGAACAAATATCTCAGGGCCACCTTCACCAACAATTGATATATCACCTTTATTTAAATCTCCACCATCCTCTCTAAATTTTAAATTTCTGAAAAGTTTTTTAAATATATCATCTATAGGCCCTCTTTTGGAGAATATTTCTCCACCAGAAGTTGTGATTGGAACTTTCTTTGAAAATCCGGGTAGTAATTTTTTTAAGTTACCTAAAAAACCAAGACCACTACCACCACCCAACACTGATGATAATAGTAGTCTTCCAGTTAATCCTACTATGGTGGCCATTAAACCTGTCGCTGCTATACCAAAAGCAACTATACCTGCAGTTATGAATCCAAACTTACTGCTAAAAAAGTCTCCTATTTTTTCAACGATTGCAATATTTTTTGGATCTGCTAAAAATTGTAGAAGTTTAACTAAAGCCCTACCTAGAAATATTGTTAAAATAAATCCCAAAATTCTTTGAAGAAATCCAAGTAATGGTGCTGCTATTTTTTTGGCACGTCCTTTTAGAAAACTTTTTAAACCTTTACCAGTGCCCTCTAATTTTTCCTCCCTTTTTCTTCTCTTCTCATTTTCATATCTTCTTTGTAAGTCTAAGAACTGTTCGTATTCAAATTTTTCCTGTCTCTTAAGAGTCTCTAATATTGATCCTGTTAATGTTTTTATCTGTTCTATATTTGCACTTTCTGGTTGATTTAAAAATTTGGATGCAGAAATTTTCCTCGTGTTCTCACGGATCGGTTTACGAAATTTTCTCATTTGATTGAGAAAGTTTTCATATACTGGAGAGGTTTCATCCATTACTTACTTGACGTTGTTGTTCTTTAAGTCTTTCCTCTTCGAGGTGTGCTTGTAATAATCCAACATAAATGTCTCGTTCCCAAGGCATCATGTTTTCAATCTCAGTCAAACTATATTTATGGTACTGCATCAAAGAAAAATTCAATCTGAAGTAATTCTCCAGATCCATGTGCACCATAGCTAACCGAAAAAAGATGCTAAACCCTCAAGCACAATGTCACTTTCAACTTTTGTATTTGGATTTGTTATCTTAACAGTGTGAGATAATTTAGGCATCGATTCAAAAAAGTTTTCAACCTCTTTGAATTGACTTGAGTTCATTGAATCTAAGAAATCACTTATTTCTTTCTTAGTGCAATCTGCAGCTGCCCAAACTTCATCTTGATTATAAATTTTGTCGATACATGATCCAACTAAATCAAATGATTGTTCCATTGGATTTTTTGATAAATCATTTGGATCAAAATTATTTTTGATGAATTCATTTAGAGATGGATACTTGAGTTCCATCATGAGATCATTGTCAAGTTTGATTTGATTAGAGTGTCCTTCAGGTTTTTTAACCTGAATGTCATCAAGATTGATATTAGTAGTCACTTGAGTTTTTTCATCATCAGGACATGTGATGTTGACAACGATATCCTCACCCACAGATTTACCACGGATATTTAAAAAGAGATATTCAATATCAAATGTAGGAAGTGTCTCAACCTTAATACCTTTTGTAAGAACACATGCACGAATCACAGCTTTGATCGCATTTGTGATTTGTTTCATATCCTCACTTTCCAGTGCGATGACAAGAAGTTTTTCTTCTTTGACTAGAAAAGGTCGGTATTTTATTGTCTTTCCTGTTGAGGGTAATTCAAGTTCATAACTTGGCGTTGCAATTTTTGGTAATGGCATAATATTACAATTCAGTATATTATATAGCAGGTTAGCCGAAGAGTGCGTTTACAAATCTTGGAATAACTCCTTGTGGTCTATCTTCAATAAAATATCTGGTGTAGGCCATTCCCACAGTGCATTTAAGTAAACCAGATGTATCATAAGAAACTGCCATTGAGTTGACACCAAGTGGAAAACAATTTACAAATTTATATGTCATTATTTTTGTCTTTCTTCTTTCGTCAAGATTTTTTTCAAACTTTGTTATTTCTAAACTTCCTCGATAATCTTTTGGAAACTTGACTCTATAATTAAAATTTTCATTTGATGCATTATTATCACCAGAAGTAGTTGTGTTTGAAATATAATTCATCCACGATTCAAAAAATCTTATCGGTAAGTATTGATCTGCATCACAGTAAAAAGTTAAGTTGATTTGATCGTCATACTGTCTACGATATACATGCCTCTCTCGAACACCAGTATAATTATTATTTAATTCAGCAGTCATAAATCTTGATCCGGGAAGAGATGCTTCAGAACATAAAATATTAAGTCTTCCTTGATCTAGATTCAGACCCAACTCTTGTTGATATTCTCTTATCCCATCTTGTAAAAAAGAAATACTCACCTGAAAATGAGAGGTAGTTGCAGGATTAAGCAACTGTGCTTTCACTTGAGATAAAGATTTTCTCTGTGGTTGGATGATAGCCATATATAAATATAGATTGACCTTGTATATTATGTAGGCAAGTTATGGGGGAGAGTATCAAAAGTAGATATACTCCGGTGTATCCACACAAGTACCAAGGAAACTCAAAGATGATTATATGCAGGAGTAGTTGGGAAAGAAAGTTTTGTCAGTGGTGTGATATGAATAATAGCATCATATCATGGGCATCAGAAGAGTTCAGTATACCTTATGTCTCTCCAAAAGATAATCGAGTTCACAAATACTACCCTGATTATCTGATTAAAGTAAAAGAAAAAAATGATATGGTCAAAACATACATTGTTGAGGTGAAACCACACAAACAAACGATGCCTCCAAAACCAAGAAGTCGAAAGACAAAATCATATCTTACAGAGTGTGTGACCTATGCAGTTAATCAAGCAAAATGGAAGGCCGCAAAAGAATTTTGTGAAGATCATCGTATTGAATTTAAAGTCGTAACAGAGAAAGAACTCGGAATCCGATGAGTAGACTTGAAGGTAATACCATAAACAATCCAACAAATGATCAAGAAGATATGATGTTAGAAATTATGTCTCTCTTAAATGATACTGTGACACCAGTTCCTGATGTTGGAAACTTTTATACCTTTGTATATAATCCAAAGACTCCAAACATTACGTATGATCAACATCCACTCATAGCTTGCACTGATATATTTGGTTGGGGATTTCGTGGTTTAAATTTTCATTGGAGAAAGTATCGTAACTACACGTGGGCAGAACTCGCAGGACAATTATACATCGTGCAACCAGATGAACTTGATGATCTCCTTGCAATTCCGTATGCTAAGTTCCTAAATAACTAAAAAAGGTCGATAATGTCTCAAATATATAATAGTGCCAATGCTAATGTTCCACCCAAAACGATAAAAATTGGAGTAGGTAGAGGTAATAGCGAGGATGTTTACTTCGGTAATAAGTATACTTATCAAGATGGAGTAGTGTCAAAAACAGAATTAGTGATATATGATAATGCAAATAGAGATGGTGCAATAGTAATTGGCGAAATAAAAAATGATGGTACTATTGATTTTAATAACGTAGCAAAGACTAAAAACGTTGGAAATTCAGATTTAAACTGGAAAGATATTTCTTCAAAACAAGGTGTTGGCCCTCTCTATAATAATAAAAAATACCTTGAAAAAGAAATAAAAAAAATTAGTAATAATGAAAATACTTGGGAGGCACTTGGAGTAAATACAGACAAAGAAAAATTAGATAATTTTTTAAAGTCAAATGGCATTTCCAATGTATCTCAAGAAACTATAGACGATGCAGTAAATTCAAAAAACGCAGAAATAAATAAACAATTAATACAAAAGACTAAACAATTTAGAAAGCAATATGGAAACTATTGTTATCCTTTAGAGATGAAAAGTACAAATCAAGACAGATTAAAAATTACTGTTATTGATTTTAAACCCGCAGATTTAGAAACTAGAGAAGAAAATACATTTGAACTTCAGAGAGGAGGGACTAGAAAGATAAGAGGATCAGCAATCCTTCCAATACCAAATGGTGTAACAGATCAAAATGCAGTGAAGTTTGGTGAGGGAACATTGAATCCATTACAGGTTGCAGGTGCTGAAGTAGCACTTAATACAATGCTAGGTGGTCTTGGGGAAGGTGGTAGATCTTTAGGCAATAAGGTCTCTAAAGCTTTAGAAGATGAGGGTACGAGTGCTGCCATAGCAAATTTACTTACATCTCTTACCATAGGAACAAATCCAAATCAATTATTAGCAAGAACACAAGGTGCAATATTCAACAATAACTTATCTCTTCTTTTCAGTGGCCCAACTTTAAGACCTTTTAATTTTAATTTTAATGTGAGTCCAAGAGATCAAAAAGAATCAATCGAAGTTCAAAAGATAATCAGAATGTTTAAACAATCGAGTGCTGTTCAAAGAACTCAAAACGGATTGTATCTTGGTACACCACATGTTTTTAGATTAGAGTTCCTTTCTGGTGGACAACCACATAAGTTTTTACCAAGAATAAAAGAGTGTGCTCTTCTTACTTTCTCAACAAATTATATGCCGAATAATACATATATGACATATGAAAACAGTTCCATGGTAGCATACAATTTATCGTTTCAATTTAAGGAAATCGATCCAATCTTTAATGATGATTATGATGAACTTGATTTCACTGATTTTGATGAACCAATAATTAGTGATGAAGGTAGTATTACTTTCTTTGAACAAGAGGCAGACTCAGGAGGTATTGGTTTCTAATGGCTAATCCTTATTTTCGTAACTTATCAGAATTTGATTATGTCAATCGCACAGAGGGTGGTAAAAATAGTGGTGATTATACAAGAGTTAAAAACTTGTTTAAGAAAGGAGTGCTAAGAGAAGATATATTTCAAGATCTCTCTTTCTTTACAAAGTACATTATCATAGGTGATGATCGCCCTGACAATGTTGCAAATGAAATTTATGATGATCCAACTCTTGATTGGGTTGTTTTACTTGCTAATAATATAACAAATATACAAAGTGAGTGGCCAATGTCTCAAGCAGATTTCAATACTTATATTACGGAAAAATATGAAAATGAAACGACTTTATATTCTGGCATTCATCACTACGAAGCGAATGAAGTTAAGACAAGTAGAGATGTAATAATAATACCGTCTGGTATGAGAGTTGGTGTTGGTCAAAGTGTTAGTTTCTATGATGATGGTTTAGGACAACAAGTTACAAAAACAGATGTTGCATCACCTATTACAAATTATATTTACGAAGACAGATTAAATAATGCAAAGAGAAATATTTTTATATTAAAACCTCAATATCTTCAAATTGTGTTTGATGATCTCGAAAATATCATGCAATATAAAGAGGGTTCCACCCAATATGTGAGTGAAACCCTTGCTCGTGGAGATAATATTCGATTATACGATTAACTATCTGCTAACTTTTGAAAGTATGATAGTGCATCATCTTCATCAGAATCAACAGTTGTAGTTGCTGCAGGAGTTGCTACTGCTTGAGTAACCACTTTCTCTGCAACATCAAGACCTTCGCTTTCACTCTCTAACTCTTCATCAGGAATGTAGCGATTGACTGGCTTTTTGCCAAGGACATACTTCAGACGCTTTTCAAGATCATCATATGACTTGAACTGATCTGGAGCAGTGATCGCAGTAAGTGAATACTGTTTTTTCCAGAGTCCTTCAAGTGCATCATCATCTTCAAGAACTGGCCCTACTTTGTCAAATTCTGACTTGTCATAGTTCCAATATCCATCTTTCTTCACAATCTTCAACTTGAAGTTAGCACCTTGCCA